ACTTGGCGCACGGCTCGAACGTGCGGGGCGGTGCTGTTGCACCGTTACAACGCTCTTGACGGCCTGGGCGCGTTAATACCACGCCAAGCCGCATATGACGGCTTTGCGTTGAGAGGAGGACCGTCAGAAGACATAGGGGACTCGTTCCGCAGGAGTGCGCCGTTGAGCGATTACTTGTGGGAGAGAGGAGATGCTGGCGTGCCTGCCCCCGCAGAGCTAGTCTACACGGGGGAGGCAATAGCATTCAGTGCGGTCAAGCAGGTGATGGACCCTGATACGTATAACGTCGTGGAGGCTAACCTCAAAGGCGGGAACGATCACGGGGACATGGTGCATGTGATGGTAGGCACACCTCAGTATATGCGCTTGAGCGATGTGGGTACGCGGACACCCAAGGTGATCCGAGGACGAACACTTGCAGCTGCATCGCTGGCGGCGACAAAAATAGGAGCCTTGAGGCAGGTGGACCTAGCTACAGGTGGCGAGGACCTAGCAATCATCGGCGAGTCTCCGGTGGCATGGTTGGTGGCGACCGACGCGCCTGTAGTGAGTGGCGTAGAGGTCGGGTCTGTTGAGGTCGCGCCACCCAGGGCAACGAGTCGTGGGCAACCGGCCGCACGAGTCACCCAAATGGCAGCTGACCACTACAGACAGACGCGCCCTCCCGCGAGACAGGAGGTGAGGCTGACGGTTGCGCCGCAAACCGCAAGTGAGGAGTCGGCGGCAGTGGTGAGTGAAGAGGCGCTGGCAGCCGCAGACATTGCTGCCCCTACATTGCAAGCAGGCGGGCCAAGTAGTGCTCCCCCTGCCCAACAATGAGTGCTGTAACGGCACTGGAGAGGATCCGGGATAGGAGCCTCTCTTTAGGTAGGATAGGTGCGGCCCTGCGTCAAGCCGTACCGGCAATAGATGCTGATTTCCCGAACTGGGGCTTGGCCCGGCAGTATGCGTATGTGTATGCGTGTGCTGGGTCTGGCAACTATGTTGGGGCAGCGGCTACTTCATTGCTGTGTTGTGATGCCACGGTTCAGGTTGCCTACAAAGCTGAACTGTGCGAATGGATAGTTAGGAACGGATACGGAGAAGTTGACCATGGGCGGTACACCAAGACGGTCAATGGATGGACTGACGGGGCGCTGCCACCCGCCGACTGGGTAAGAGTCAAACCACACCCAGCAGCAGCGTCAAAAACAAATGTATACTTTCGCGAAATGATGAGGTCGGCCAAAGCCTACGCGCCTGCGGTATATACGAACGCAATCAAATGGCGTAACCACCTGCACAAAATGACAAA